TCGCCAAGCGTGACATAAAATCACCTAACATCGCCGACGCATTCATTATGTCGTTCTCCAATGTTCGCGGTGGGATCAAAATCAACCCCGCAGCACTTGCAGGTATCTGATGAAATTATTCAAATGGAAAAAACGCCTGTCCAAGCGAGAGGCGGAGCTTGCTATTGAGCAGGAAAAGACAAGGCAACTTGAGCTTGAAGCAAAGAAAATAGCTTCACAGACTAGGCTGATGCAGATGCTGGTCACTGAAGATGCAAAAAAGCAGCAACCGGTTCCTCTGGAAGCCCCGAAGTTATATCCGGGAGTTGTTCCTGATGGCGAGAAGCCTGCTGTAGCGATGGACAGTGAATGCGCTCAAGGGGCATATCAATACGTTGGGGCTGATGCTGGATTTTACCCCGGATTTCTCGGTTATCCGATGCTGGCCGTTATGTCTCAATCCAGCGATTACCGATGTGTGCCTGAAACTACCGCGAAGGAAATGACCCGTGAATGGGGCAAGATCAAGGCTCGTGATACCGGCGATGAGTCTGGCGATAAATCAGATATTGTCGCGCAACTAAATCAGGCGCTGGAAGACTTTAATATCCGCGATCTGTTCCGCCGGCATATCGAAAATGAAATGATATTTGGGCGGTCGCAACTCTATATCGATATCAGGGGACAGGAAGATAAGCGCCATTTGCCGCTTCTGGTAAACGACAAAGGCGTCCCGAAAAACTGCCTCAATGGCTTTTCTGTTATCGAACCTATCTGGTCAACACCAAGCATGTATAACTCGACAGATCCGACCGCTGCGGATTTCTTCGTGCCGACCAAGTGGTTTGTTCTTGGTAAGCAAACACACGCAGACAGGCTGTTGACACTGATTATGCGACCGGTCAGCGATATTCTGAAACCGGCGTACAACTTCAGCGGCTTGTCCATGCTTCAGCTCATGAAGCCGTATGTCGAGCGCTGGCAGAGGACAACGGATTCAATAAGTGATCTGATTAAGTCGTTTTCGTTTACCGGTCTCGCAACTGATATGCAGGACATCCTGTCTGGCGGCAGCGGGGCAAGCATGGTTCTGCGGGCGAAACTATTCTCCCAGCTTCGCGATAGTCGCGGACTGATGCTGACAGATAAGGAAAAAGAGGAATTTTTTCAGTTCAACACTCCGCTTTCCGGTCTGGATGCATTGCAACGTCAGGCACAGGAGCAGATGTCTGCACCAAGCCATACTCCAATGGTTAAGCTGCTGGGGATTACACCGAATGGCCTGAACGCAAACAGTGATGGTGAAATTCGTGTTTACTACGATTACATCTCATCGTTGCAGGAGGCGCACCTATTGCCTCAGTTGGAGGTGATCGTCGATATCATTCAGCTTCACCTGTTCGGAAAAATTCACGACGGTATTTATTTTGAATTCACGCCGCTTTACCAGCTGGATGAGAAAGAGACAGCAGAAGTAAACCGAACCAACGCAGAAACGGCGGAAAAGCTGTTTAACATTGGTGCGGTATCGGGCGAAGAAGTCCGGAAAACGCTGGCATCTGACGAATCAAGTAAATTCAGCGGAATTAACCCTGATGAAGTAATAACCCCGCCATTCGGAGTGCCGGACTATGAAAGCAATCGCGAGGAAGAAACCGAGTGATGCGGTGATGCCTGAAATTAAGCCCTCAGCAGCCATTGAGGGCGAATATTACAGGTTACTCATGGGAATTATCAGGGATATCAGGAAAGAGCTTGATGACGCTCTGGTGAGTGAATATCACGATAAAGCTAAGCGAGAGTTAGCCAACGACGGAATATCTGATTGGATAGCTCACATCGCTGATTATCTGCTCGATAAGTGGAACCGGAAACTGGACGGGCTCGGTAAAGAGATAGCTAAGTTATTCGTTGACAAAACCGTGACGAATTATGACGCGCGATTAACAAGCCTGCTCCGGCGCAGGGGCTTCACCGTCAGGATGCAAAACAGTGAAAAAACACTGGATGCGCTGAGGGCGGCAATGGGTGAGAACGTCGGTCTGATTAAGTCCATCGGGACGGAATATCTGAGCAAAGTTCAGATGCATGTCTGGCAGTCTGTCACCGGCGGGTATGACCTGAAAACACTGACGGGTAACCTGCAACATGATTTCCACATTGCCAGAAACAGGGCTGCACTGATTGCGCGTGACCAGGCTAACAAAGCACACGCAGTTATTGAGCAGGCGCGGCGCAAAGAGCTTGGCATCAAAGAAGCCATCTGGATTCACTCTCACGCCGGTAAGCAGCCGCGAGAATCTCACGTGAAAGCACACGGTAAGAAATTCGATATCGATAAAGGTATGTATATCGATGGCGAGTGGATATTGCCCGGTGAGAAAATAAATTGCCGGTGCGGCAGCAAGGCTATCCTTCCATTTTAAACAGAGGGGTTTTTCATGGCGAATAAATGCCTGGTAGCAGAGTATACAGTCCGGCATGAATGGATTGGTGAAAGGAAATGTGAGTACCAGCAACCGCTCCCGGAAAGCGCCGATCCTGACACTGTATTCTCGGGCGGAGCTTACCTTGAAATCAAGGAGGCCATCGAGAAGAAAGAAAAGCGAAAGGTTTGCATTATTTCGCTACGCATTGAATCTGATGAAAACCCAGTGAGGGCAGTGGTTGATTTCACATGTAGTGTCGATGGCGGCGTTCATCATGAATCAATGTATTTCGGTAGTGACTGGGGGCTTGGTCGCCATGAAGTTGAGTCGAAAACCTTCCGGGAGTCGGTAAAGTCCCGCCTGGAGGAAGAACGCGGGACAGTCATCAGCATCAACAGCGTTACTGTAGTGGAAGATAAAGAGCCACCTATTTAAATCACAGAGGCAGTCATGACGATGACAGATCGCCTCGCTTTCGACAGGTCAATGCGGAGTAAAGACGGTAACGGCCACTTAATTGTGGAGCGCACTGTTTTATCCAAAGCAGCAGTAAACCCGTATCGGGGCAAAGAAATTCCGGGCTTTGAAAGTCTCGGGCTTGATCCTGAAAAGGTGTATTACCTGTTGCGTGACCCTGCCGAGTTAGAGCGAGCAGCAAAAACTTTCAGTAAAAAGCAGTTACTCATCCGGCACGTTCCCGTCGATTCAGACGAACCGCAAAAAGAAGACACTATCGGCACCATCGGCTCAGATATCAAATTTGAGAGCGGGATGCTGTACGGCGACCTGTGTGTATGGGACGGGTATGCAATTGACCTGATAGAAAGCGAAAAGATGAAAGAGCTTTCCGCTGGCTATGGGTATACGCCCGATATGACCCCCGGGGAATATGAAGGGCAACACTATGACGGAGTTATGCGGAATATTTTCGGTAACCACGTCGCATTAGTCGAGCGCGGCAGAATCGGGCGAGACGCAATCATTTCAGACCATCAGACAGTCGATTTGGAGACAGAGATGAAATTAAAGAAAGGCGCGCTTCCCGAAGTGGCTGCGCAGATTAAAAAGGCGCTGGGGATGGATGCTGATATTCCTGAAAACCAGCTCCACGCAATTCTCACTGCTGTAAAACTCGGCATGGACGTGTCACCGGAAGATCTGGAAGGCGCGAAAGACGAAGAAGAGAAAAAGGCAGAAGAGGCGGCTAAAAAGGCTCAGGACGAGGAAGAGGCGAAGAAAAAAGCCACTGACGAAGAGGAAGCCGAAAAGAAAGCCAAAGATGAAGAAGCGGCCAAGAAACAGGCTTCTGATAACGAAGAGGAAAGCAAAAAAGCTATGGATGCCGCACTGTCAGCAACCAAAGACGACACCATTAAGCAGATGACAGCCATGTTCAGCGCTGTGCGTGACGTAGAGCCGCTGGTTGGAGTTATCGCAATGGATGGTTTCACCAGTGCTGATGACGTTTATAAATACGCACTGAAACAGAAAGGCATCGCTTGTGACGGCGTTACCGGTGTAGGCCTTGCATCAATGGTGAAGATGGCAAAAGACACAGCATCCACCGCAAAACCAAAGGTAGCCATGGACGCAGACGCATTTGCGGATGAGCCGCTGGTTTCCCGCTTCAAACAGGCTTAAGAGGAACAATCATGGGTTTTCAAACCAAAATGAATAATGACCTGCCACTTGGCGTGGCTGGTGACTTCGCTTCTGCTAACCCGCGCTTTTCAATGCTGGCCGGTGAGGGGCAACTGAAATCGGGTGCTGACGGGGTAACGGTAGGTCTGTTTGCGTGGGCTGATGAAAAAGGCCTGGTATCAAACAAAAAGACAGCCGGTGCGCTTATCGGGTTTGTTCACCGCAACAACCAGGCACTTATTGCTCAGTACGGCGCAGAGTCAACAATGCTCGTACCAGCCGGGAGAGAAATCACGCTGATGACAGGCGGCGATTACCTCGTTGAGTTGGAAGCGGGCGGAACACGCGGCCAGTTTATTGTCGCAGACGTTGCGACAGGGAAAGCAAAAGCGGTGGATACCATCAATCCCGAAGATGCTACTGTTGAAGCTACCCCGTACCGTGTGGCAAAAACTGTCACTTCCGGCCTCACTAAAATGTCAAGCTCACTGTAAGGAAATAATATGCCATTAAATTTAAATGCGCTTGAGCAACGCGCCGGGATTGTGTTTGCTACCGGATATAACACTCAGGAGCTTACCCCGCAGGCGAAAAGCATGGCAATGGACAGTGAGTTAGTCACTGCGCCAAACGCCGGTATTTTGTCACTGTTCACAACTTACGTTGATCCTAAGCTGATTGAGGTTCTGGTAACCCCAATGCGTATGGCCGAAATCTTCGGCGAAACGAAGAAAGGCGACTGGACAACACAAACCGCGCATTTCCCGGTAATTGAATCCACTGGTGAAGTGTCCAGCTACGGCGACTACAGCAATAACGGTCAGGCCGGTGTCAACGTCAACTGGCCTATGCGTCAGCCATATCACTACCAGGTGGTTATTCAGGTAGGTGAAAAAGAAATGGCAATGGCCGGGGCTGCTAAAATCGACTGGGCATCCCGTAAGCAGATCGCCGCTGCGCTCACCCTGAATAAGTTCCAGAACAAATCGTATATCTTCGGTATTGACGGGCTTGAGAACGAAGGCATCCTGAACTACAAAGATGCTCTGCCGAACGTCACCTCCACACCGTGGGAAGCGATGGACGGCCAGGGGGTTTATGACTCCATTCAGGGCAAATTGTATGCTGAACTCATTAAGCAGACAGAAGGTCACGTCGACGCATCGACTCCGATGGAGCTGTTACTTTCGCCGAAAAACGAAGTTAACCTGCATAAAACGAACCAGTACAACGTCAACGTGTACGACCAGCTGAATAAAAACTTCCCTAACCTGAAAATCCGCAGTATTCCGGAGTTTTCAACTCAGGCCGGTGAAGTTGTTAAGCTGATTGTCCGTGAATACGAAGGTCAGGAAACATTAGACCTGAGCTTTACTGAGAAAATGCGCGTTCACGCCATGATCCCCGAGCTGTCATCATGGAAGCAGAAACGCTCTCAGGGCACGTTCGGCTGCGTGGTTTACCGCCCGCTGTTCATTGCGTCAATGCTGGTTTCTTAATCACATCCCTCGTTGTTAATCACTGCCACCTTCGGGTGGCTTTTTTATAGGTGGAATTTATGTCTGAAGTAACAGTTGCCTGCAAACTGGCGAACGGCCTGTATCTGGATGTTGGCGAAAAACGTGAAGTGGTTAAGGGTTTCGCAAACGGCATTACCGATGAGAGCGGCTTCGGTCTGACTCATGGTGTCGATAAAGCACACTGGGATGCATGGTTTGAAGAAAACAAAGGCCGTGATCTGGTGAAAAACGGGCTAATTTTTGCTCACGAAAAAGTGAAGGATTCCAAGGCTGAATCGAAAGAAAAAGCAGCGCAAAAATCCGGCACGGAAAAAATGAAACAGAATACTGAAGGCGTGAAAACCGCCGAGGAATAAGGTGGGGTATGAACCGCAGTCTGATGGAGTATCGCAGTCAGCAGGCGAAAGGTAGTGATGACGGAGTTGTTGTTTTTGATGTAGATAAATTCCGCGAGGCTTACCCATCTGCAAAAGGCTCAGATACTCAACTGAACAACGCTTTCATTAAAGCCGGAATGCTGCTGCGGAATGACAAGCACAGCTGCGTCTGCAACCTTACTGAGCGCGAAATGCTGCTGTTTCTGCTGGTCGCTCATATGGACATGCTCCAGTCAAATATTGACGAGGGTAACAGTGCAGTAGGCCGGGCATCCAGTGCAAGCGAAGGCAGTGTGTCAGTGTCTCTTGATTACGGCACAGCAACAAATGGTGAGAAGTGGTACACGCAAACACCATACGGTGCTGAATACTGGGCTCTCACAAGTCGGTACAGGTCGTTTCTGTACACGCTGGGTGTTGCCCCGATGCCAGTGTGGAGAGGTGGTTACTATGGCTAAAAGCAAGCTTGAGGAAGCGCTGGAGAAGTACATGTCAGGCACTGCCGTAACGCTGCGCGCCGGCATTCTCGAAGAGGCAGTTTATCCAGACGGGACTCAGGTTGCTCAGGTTGGTTACATTCAGGAGTTCGGCGCTTCCATCAATCAGCCTGAGCGAACCGGAACCATCTACCGGAAAGTCGGAAAAGACGGCGCACTCAGCAGAGGCGGTAAATTCGTCAAGGCGAAAAACTCCAACTTTGCGACGCAACACACCATTGCAGCCCACACTGTCAATATCCCGCCGAGACCTTACTTCAGGACGGTGATAGCAGAGGGTAAATCGACATGGCCTGTGATTCTGGCGAAATCAATTAAAGAGTATGGCGATGTTAAAATAGCGTTGGATAGCTTAGGTCGTGTGATCAAAAACGAGCTTGAAGCCTCTGTTTTGACATGGGCATCGCCGCCTAACGCCCCATCAACGGCAGCTAAGAAAGGGTTCAATAAGCCATTGATTAAAAGCCATCAGTTATCTGAGTCATTTGATTACGAGGTGAATGATGATTAAAGTCCGCGCCCTCGCAAATACCGCAATCCAGTGTGTAAATAAAAATCTTCCTGCTGTGCTGATGGCTAACGACGGATATGAGACTGATGAGGCCGGAGCTACCACGCCGAAGTTTACCAGTCACGACATTTTCGTTCAGTTACAAAGTCTGAGCACACAAGACCTTGAACACCTCGGGGTTATCAACCAGCAGGGGCAGTTTATTTACGGCTACGCGCGCGGACAGATCTCCGCATTGCGCCGAGCCAAAAAGCAGGGCGCGGACAAACTCCGGTTCCGGGCATACGGTGAAGACGAAGAATCTGAATGGCTTGTCACTCAGGTTATTGAGTCCTATCCGTCATGGGTGAAGGTGCTGCTATGGCGACAATAAGCGTAACCGAGCGCGATATCTTTATCGAATTGCGCCGGTATCTGACTGAGTTATTCAGTTGTCCTGTGGCTCAGGGGTATCAGAACAACGTCCCGATTCCTGAAAATGGCATTGTTATACACATGCTGCTTGAAGATGACATCGATTATACATCCGAATATTGGAATCCGGCGGATGAGCAGATGACAGCGCAGCGTTCTGTTAAGGCTACGTTCCAGCTTGATTTTTACGGAGCGGAAGCAAACAGCCGCGCGCGCGTTGTCGCCAACCTGTGGAAGTCCTCCTACACCACCGACCGGATGACAAAGTGCCAGCCCCTGGACAACGGCCAGCCGAGAAAGGATGTGCTTGTTAACCAGGCGAATCAATACGAAAACAGGATGATGCTGGACGTCACTCTGCAATATAACCCCGAAACCTCCTATCACGTCGATAGTGTCGACGAAATATCCATTACCACTACCAATATCTAAGGTAAAAATATGCAATCAATTCCGGCAAGCAAGATTGTCAGTGTCCTGCCCGGTGTCGTCGGCACTGGCGGTAATCCACTGGCGCTTAATGCGCTGTTTATCACAAAGAAACAACCCGAGGCCATGCTGGGCGTGAAAGCATTCGGCTCTGCTGATCTGGTTGGTGAAGTGTTCGGCATCAGCTCCAAAGAGTACGAAGCGGCTCAGGTTTATTTTAAGGGCTTTGATAACTGCACAGTACTGCCTGACACGCTCTATATCGCGTCTATGGTGACAGCTGCGCAATCGGCCAAGTTGGTCGGCGCAAAAGTCCCTACGCGCCCACAGAGCGATTTTAACCCATTGCCACAGGGGCTGGCGTTGACCATTGACGGGAAACCGGTATCAGTCACCATCGAGGGTGATGTGAACAGCTATTCCTCTCTGGCCGCAGCGGTTGCTACGTCACTGGGTGAGGCCGGAACATGCAAATATGACACCGGCGCAAAAGTGTTTGTCATTGAGGGCGCAACAAAAGGTGCTGTTGGATCAATCACGGCGGCTGAGGGTGAGCTTGCTGAGTTCATGGGGCTGACTGAAGCCGATGGAGCTCAGGCAAATAACGGTATTAATGCCGACACCATTGAGGAACTGCTGCCGCGCATCACCAAAGAAACCACTAATTTTGTATCAATCATGGCGATTGATTTTACGGCAGATGAGAAGCTCGCAATTTCCCGCTGGGTGGCAATGCAAAATGATCGCTACCTGCATGTTCTGTGTCAGACCGATAACACCAATGGTGAACTTGAAACCATCAGCAGCGCCATCAAAGAGTCTGATATCGGCGGCACCTGTCTGTTTTACGGTAATCACAAACACGGCGCATTTATCTGCGGGTATGCGGCCAGCCTGAATTTCGATGAGCTGAACGGGCGTACCAATCTGGCGTTCCGAAGCCAGGAGGGGCTTACCCCGTCCGTAACCGATGATGCCACCGCCGACAACCTGATGGCGATGGGATTTAATTTCTACGGCGCTTACGCTACTGCAAACGACCGCTTTATTTTCGCTTATCCGGGCTCTGTATCAGGCAAGTTTAAGTGGATGGACAGCTATGTCATTCAGGTGTTCTTCAACAGCCAGTTGCAGCTTGCCCTGATGACCATGCTGAAGAACTTCAACAGCATTCCGTACAACGACTCCGGACGCGCTATTCACCGCGCGGCAGTGTCTGACCCTGTGTTCCAGATGCTTAACTTCGGTGGTATTCAGCCGGGTGTTGACCTGTCAGAGCAGCAGAAAAAGCAGATTAACATCGAAGCCGGGTTTGATGCGGCTGCACAACTCAATACAGCAGGCTGGTGCCTGAAAATTGAGAAGACACCGGCGCAAACACGCGGGCTGCGTAAATCCATGCCGCTGAAACTCTGGTATGCCGACGGCGGCAGCGTCCAGCAGGTCAATCTGCCTTCAATCAACGTTCAGTAAGGGAGTAACACACTATGCCTATGGGTCATAACCCTAAAACAATTACCTCCGCTAATTCGGTGTTAATGCTGCGTTGTGAAGGCGTTTACGACGACTATATCCGCATCCAGGGCTTCCAGGCAGATAACGCATGGGAGTTCGGCGAGGCGAATATCGGTGAAACACGTATGGGTGTCGACGGCAAACAGTCCATCGGCTACACCCCGCATGAAACACCGTGGACGCTGTACCTTGAAGCCAACAGCGTATCGACACAGGTGATGGAGAATATCCGCAAAGACTTCAACAGCAACATGGAAACCCGCTTTATTGAGATTATCGTGGAAATGCCGTCAATCGGTAAGCGGTATCAGGGTAAGGGCGGAATGACGACAATGACCGGCGGTGCAAGCGGTAAGAAACTGCTCGATGGCACCAGCTACAACTTCAACATGGTATTCGAAGGGGCTGAGGAAATCTGATGGCACTGAACAGCAAAACAATCACTATCGAAAAAGGCCGTGATGCCGGGAAGATGTTTGTCGTTACTGAAATGCCGGTAACCAAGGCGGATAACTGGGCGATGAGAGCGATGTTCGCACTGGCTAATGCCGGTATTGATATCGGCGATGTCAGCCCGTCAATGGGGATGATGGGTATCGGCCAGGTGGCTATTAAAGCCCTTGCCAATATCCGCGCCGAAGTCGGCATCCCGCTGCTGAATGAACTGCTTGACTGTGCGCAGATCGTTCCGTCCGGCGGCAATGCACGACAAATCGAAGTGGATACAGATATTCAGGATATCACCACGCTGCTGTTGCTTCGTAAAGAGGCGCTCGTTATCCATATCGGTTTTTTAATGCAAGGCGGTGGGTCAGATTTGAGCAGTTAAAAGCTGGTCTGCCGCTGAAGAAAGGAGTCCTGGCTGAACCGGTGAATGTCTCCGTTATCGTGAAAGATGTGGTCGAGTCCGGCTATGCCACGTACACGGAGCTTTCAACGGTGCTGGGACTTGAGGACGCGATGAACCTGCTCGAAATCCATCAGGTGAGCGAGTACAACAAGCGTCTTATTGAAGAGATACAGAAAGATAACAGGCCGTAAGGCCTTTTTTTTATGGGGCAAATATGGCGACGATAATTGACGCGCTGGTTGTGACGCTGAAGCTTGATAATCGCGGATTCAGCAATGAAGTGAAAAAAGCGACCGCAGAGAATGACCGGCTGTCGGCAGCAATCGACAATGTCAGTGATTCGTCTGCCGACCTCACGATCACCATCAAAAACCAGGCTGACGAAACCAAAAAGGCAGCGAAGAAGCAGGACGACTTCACGAAGTCCATCAACAACGGCATTAAGGCAATCGGTGCGCTGTTCGCAACAATCATGGCGTCATCCGGCCTATCAAAACTCATTTCTGAGATACAGAAAAGCAACGACCAGCTTTACTTCCTGAGCAAAAACCTCGGCATGAGCGCCACTGAGATTAAAAAGTGGCAGAACATGGCTGAGATGTCCGGTGGCTCTGCGGATGGTATGGCGGCTAGCATGTCCAACCTCAGCAAATCGCTGTGGGACTTGGTCACTATCGGGGATTCCTCGGTACTGCCGTACTTCAATGCGCTGAATGTCGGTGTGGTGGACTCAGGCGGCAAGCTGCGCGACCTCGACGCTATACTATTGGATGTGGCCGACAGCCTTTCCGGCATGTCCCGGCCGCAGGCGTACAACATTGCGAAAAATATGGGCTTTGATGAAGGGACGATTAATACCCTGCTGCAAGGCCGTGACGCAATGCAGGAAATGCTGGACACGCAGCGCGGTCTGGTTATCTCCAGTGAGGAAGAGCTGGAAATCAGCCGTCAACTCAACAAACAGAATGCACAGGTTCGGCAAGGCTGGGAGGGGCTGAAAACCCTGCTGGCAAACTACCTGATGCCGTCATTCCTGAAGTTTTCAGAAAAAGTGTCAGGTTTCCTGATGTTCCTGAATAAGAACCGCGATACCGCCGTGACGCTGTTTAAGGGAATTGGTATAGCGATTGGTCTGTTCCTCATCCCGATGGCGCTGAAAGCCGCTACGGCGTTCATGGCGATGTTTGCGCCTCTGTTCGGTGGTGTTGGGTTAATTCTGTTGCTCGGACTTGTTCTGGCCGGTCTCTATGATGATTACGAAACGTGGAAGAAAGGCGGGGATTCCCTGTTCGATTACTCCGGGTGGGAAGAAAACATAGAGATGGTGCTGACCTCCCTGAAAGACCTGAAAGAGTGGTTCAAAGACACAACAATCGGGAAGTGGTTCACAGATCAGGATGGCAACCTTGAAACATGGAAAGTTGGTTTGGGTGCTTTCGGCCTGTGGTTTGCCGGTAAATGGGTTGTCGGGATTACCGCTGGATTGCTGAAAATCGGTGCCGGATTTGCTGCAATGTTCAGGTGGCCGGGGCTGCTAGTCGCTGGGTTGGTGACAGCTCTCGGTATCTGGCAAATGAAGCTTAACGAGCTGGATTTATCCCCATTGATGACGGCGGCGGCAGAGGCAAAGATTAAATTCGATGACCTCACCAAGAGCATCAATATGTTTCGCGATGCCAAAAACGGAATTGATAAAGTTCAGGCCGGTATTCGTGCTGGTAGTGAGATCATCCCGGGCGGTAGCCTAGCTAAGTTGGCAATTGATAATAAAATTGTCGACAAAGTGACCGGCAAAGTAAAAAAAGATGGGTTACTAAAGTCACTTAATGACGCTGCGGTTGGGGCTTATTCTTACCTTGCAAGCGGGAAATCATCCAACTCCTCTGGTTTTACTGCGACTGGGGTTGAGGTTCCAAACCAAGATAAACGCATCTACAAGACCACTAATGGTGATGTCATCAGAGAGGGTGGGTCAAGGGCTTGGCGCAACAATAACCCGAGCAATATGATATGGGGGGAAGGTGCCAAAAAATTAGGTGCGATTGGGCATGATTTTAATGCTCAAGGTCACGTCATGGCGATATTTCCGGACAAAGAAACTGGGGATAAAGCCAGGGAGTGGATGCTGTTTGAAAGTAACTGGGCTAAGCAGCTTGCCACTAAAAGTGACTACGGCGCAGGGCTGGGATATAGGGACAAAACTCTGTCCCAAGCACTGGCGAGCCACTCCCCACCAGAGGCGGCAAATGATACCGCTGCATATATCCGCGACGCATTGGCTGCGGTTGGCGGAAAAGATAAACGCATGGGTGATTACACAAGCGATGAGCGTAGGGCGATACTCGACATCATTGATAAAAAAGAAGGTTGGGGTGTTGGTAAAGAATATGCTGCTAATTCCCCAAAAAATATTAATGCTGAGAGGTTGCTTGAAAATATCGTCGCCTTTAACCAGCAAATATCGCAGCCATTGACGCCGAATGCTATGCCAGGAATTCAGCAAACAATGGCAAATTCTCAGGCGTTACAAACCAGCTCAAAATCAGTGACGTATAACATTGATTCAAAGGTTGAAAACTTAAATGTGAACACCTCTGCGTCAACAATAAGCGGCACGGTTACTGATGCTCGTGATGCGTGGAGGAGTGACCTGTTCCAAACGATCACTCCGATGAGCTGATTTGCTTTGTTTTGCAATAACTAGGTGGCACAATGTACTGAAACAATTCAAAGGGAGCCTCTCATGTTTAAGTACATTTGTGCTTTATCTGTTCTTCTTTCTGGATATTCGTTTTCAGCGGTAAACAATAATGACATGGGGTTATACAGAGATAACAATTACAATGTGTTAGCTTTGGCTGGCGGATATAATTGTGGTGTTTATTCGTTACCCAAGAATATTGAAAATATTGATGATTACAATAATGTTAGGATTGGATCTGCAACGGTAGAAATAACCCCATACAGCGGAGATAACAGCGTCATGGTTAACGTCAACCTTGATACCGGCGTTACAGTAACCTCTCCGCGACTTCCTGTTGTAAACAAAAGCTCCACAGGCACTATTTATGCTGTAAAAAATGAAGATCTGTTCTTCATGTATGGCGCAACTGAGTCGGAAGGAATTGGTATCTTTATTCAGGATGAAAGGAAAGGCAGTGAGAAAAGTTTGCGCATCGCTGGGTGTAAGTACGATGATAAATAATCTTTGTTAAAAATGGCAATCAATATGAAGCATAACAAGGGGTCAGGTGCTGGCTCTATAGTTTTCTTTATTATAATCGTCGGATATTGGCTGTTTTCTGATGGAGATATTCCAACTAAGGTTGGGCATACTCTATGGGGAGCCGCGGCCTTTTTTGTTCTTTATCTTGCATGCGTAATTTTATATAAGGTCGCTGGCGGTGTGTTTTTGTGGAGACGAAAAAAGAAAAGGCTCGAAGCTGCCCGTTACGATCTGACTAAGTTTCATGATGCTCTGGAAAGTTATCTCCCCATCCTGGCTAGGAAGAAAAAGCACCTCGTTGTTAAGGATGATTACGGCTATACAGATTCATCAAAATGGGATTCAGAGAGAAAATTGTTTCTGAAAAAATTCAGTTGGTTCCCATGCACAACGAAATACTATTCAGGATTACCGGCGGAAGAATATGACTTTTGTCTGGACAAAATTGTCGATGACTACATTGCAAAGAACCCCTCTCTGGCATGGGACAGTAATATGAGCCCTGCTGAATACGAAACCTTCTGTGCTGACACCTTGAATAACAATGGTTGGGATGCAAAAACCACAGTGGCTACAGGTGATCAGGGGGTTGATGTCATTGCCGAAAAGGGCGGGGTCAAAGTTGCTATTCAGTGCAAAAAATACTCATCTGCCGTTGGCAATAAAGCAGTCCAGGAAGTAGCGGCTGGGATGTCATACTGGGGCGCGGATATAGCCGTAGTGGTAAGCACTGCTGGATATACTCGGTCAGCAAGAGAGTTGGCATCCGTCCACAATGTGTATTTGTTGCATCACGACGATCTAAAAGATTTAGAGCAAATCATAAACGACTAAGCCCCGGAAGGGGCTTATCCGGTGCCGGTTTGTATGGTGCTTCCGGCAGGGTAAAATGGAACAGGTCGGAACGAACCGGAACGGTTAGAAACGGCTCACATTGACAATAAAAAACAATAAAAAACAATAAAAGATTGATCTTTTCGTGCTTGGGCTATTGATAATAGCAAAAACTATACTTATGATTAGGTCATAACATTAACCAAAGGTTAGCGATGAACGACAACTTTGAGTCTGAGTTAGACATTCTGATGGAACTGGACGGGAACAGGGTCAACCGCGAGGACGGTTACTGGTGGAAAGTTGAGGTGTGGCGAGTCCAGCAAACGAAGATGATACCACACGGCCTGCGCTATAACCTTACGTTACACGACAAGTACAATACAAGAGTTTTTGGTATGGATAACGCCCACTCCATATCACCCCCAAAAAAGGGGATTTATAAAGGGCGAAAAGTATATGACCATATGCATAGAACGCCCATAGACAAGGGGGTTCCATATGAGTTCACATCACCTCTGCAACTTATGCAGGATTTCTTTACCAGCATAGATGAAGTGATAGCAGAGAGAGAGCAACGAGGCAAAAAATGAAAGCACTTATCGGCGTAATGAGAGAAGAACTCATCCGCAAGCGCGCGCTTGCAATTGTCAAGGGTGAGTATGTCCCACAAGCAGGGGAGCCTAAAGTTTGGTTCACCTCCATGATTGCGCTGGCTCAGGTATTAAGCAACGATAATGTTGATCTGCTGAGAATGATGGATGAGCAGAAGCCTGAATCAATCACAGAGTTGGCCATCCTGTCAGGGAGAAAGGTAAGCAACCTTTCGTCTACGCTAAAAACACTTAGTGGGCATGGCTTTGTTAAGCTGGAAAAAATGGGAAAATCAGTAAAGCCTGTGGCTAAATTTACTGAATTTGAGATTAAACTTGAGAAAGATATCGCTGAGAGAATTGAAGAGGCATGCAAAAAGCCAGAAGCAGCGTAATGCCAAGCTAAAAAAGCAAACATTAAAACCCGCTCCGGCGGGTTTTTTGTTGCCTGCTGATCCACCGAGCCACCACTGATTTAACAGAACTTTCCCCGTAATAACCTCACAAATTGATCCCCCGCTTAACTGCGGGTTTCGTCGTTGGAGAAAACCATGTTCGGACTACCGGAAATCCCCAACTGGAAGGGTATTCCAGACGCTGCGTTAGATGCCGGAATCAGCTTCGGCGGCGCGACACTCATCAATAAACTGTTCGGCAACTACTGGGGGATATTCAATCAGTACGGAGTGCCGTTGCTGCTGGCCGATAACGTCCTGTCATTGCAGTATCAGAACACAAGCCGGGTCGTAAGCGCTCCGATTGAGAAGGGCACATTTGCCAGCTACAACAAAGTCGCCGACCCGTTCAAAGCCACCGTACAGCTGAGCAAGGGCAGCGGTGGCGCGCTGGAGCGTGGTGCATTCCTGTCTCAGCTTGAAATCCTCGCAAAAAGCACCCTGAAGTTTATCGTCATCACGCCGGAGTATGTTTATAAGTGGGCGAATATCACAGGTTACGACTTGGTACGCGAAGCCCGAGACGGGGCAACGCTGATTAAAGTGAACGTGCATCTGGAAGAAATCCGCGAAGTCACCGTTAAGTATGACGAGGAAAAAGTAAAAAATCCGGATGATGCCAAGAAAAAGGACGCGGGTGATAAAACTCAGCCAACCGTCATGGGTGCTATAGAGGGAACCTTGACAGATCTGGATAAAATATTTAGCGACCCGAATAAGTCGATAATTAAAAAAGGATTTGATGGTGGTCTAGCTATTTATAATGGGGTTGAAAAAGCGTTTGGAGCGGTAGGTAATATCGGGGAAGAAACAAAATTCATGGTTAATCAAATGATTGGGGGGTATTAATGATAACAGAAATCCCCCTTTCACCTACACCGAACCAATCACTCTCATTCATTCTCGGCGGCAGCACCTACGACATCACACTCGAATCCCGACTCGATAACCTTTTCGCTACCGTGGTGAAAGACGGTGAATATCTGGCATGCAACCGCATCTGCCGGAATATGACTTACATCTGCCAGTGGCTGATATTTGCTGACACAGTAGGTAACACAGATCCGGTTTATACCGGCCTTGGCTCACGATACAGGATGGTATGGATAGATGGCATTTAACCGGAAAGTAATCAGGCTGACTCTCACCCTGAACGGGAAAGATGAATCGTTCACATCAGACAGCCAGAACAAACTGGAGGCTGTAGGGCTGCGTATCAGTGCGGAAATTAACTTCGGCAACGGTATGCCTGCACCGTCTGCTCGGCTACGGGTTTATGGCCTTCCTGCTGAGACGATGAATAAATTACTGCGGATTCGGTGGAAGGATTTAGACGGACTGCGCGACAGCGTCATGGTTGAGGCCGGTGACCAGGGTGAAGACCTGATAACTGTATTCAAAGGGGGCATAACGTTTGCCTACCCCGACTATGCCGAAGCGCCGAATGTCTCCCTTATTATCGAGGGTCAGACTGCTGTCCTTGAGGCCATGACACCAAGTGATGCTGAGAGCTATGAAGGCACTCACGATGTCATAAACATCATGGGGAACGTATGCAGGCGCATTGGTTACACGCTGGAAGACAACGGAGTTAAGCAGACGCTTGAGAACGTCTATCTATGCAATACCGACATCAGCAAAATCAAATGGCTGGCAGAGGCTGCAAACCTCGATCTGTATGTTGAGCAGGGGAATGTCGCCGTCACCAAAAAAGGACAACCAAGGAAACTTAAAATCCCCGTTGTTTCTCCTGACTCTGGCCTGGTTGGCTATCCGACACCGACAAAAGAAGGCGTTCAGTTCAAGTGTTTTTACGACCCGATTATCCGCTTTGGTGGCCTTGTCCGCATCAAAGACAGCATTGTCGAGCGGTGTAATGGTGACTGGATAACCTACGGTGTCCGCGTAACTCTGGAGACAGAAACAGAAGGAGGGCGGTGGTTCATGGACGTGGCAGCATACCCAAGGGGGCAGGATGAAATCGCAGTCAAACGATAATCTCAAGCTCCCGTTCTGGCCGCAGGATTTGGCGGGTGGTGTCCGGTCTCATGAGATGATAATCAACAACCTGATCGGGAAAATGGGCACTGTAACCATCTGTAAAATCGTGAAGGTGAAAGGCGGTGGAACCGGCGCGGTCGGAATGGTTGATATCCTTCCGATGGTGTTGCAGATGGATGCCGGGGGAAATATTTACGACAACGCGGTTATCTACAACGTGCCTTACTTCCGGTATCAGGGGGGATCAAACGCGGTGATTATTGATCCGAAGCCGGGAGATATCGGAGTTTGCCTGGTATGTACCCGCGATATTTCCAGAGTGAAGCGCACCAAAAAGCCAGCCGCTCCGGACAGTCACAGAAAATTCGACTGGTCGGACAGTCTGTATATCGGCGGTATTCTGAACGGAGCACCGACGCAATTCATTCACTTTCTGGAACGCGGAATTGACGTTGTGTCGACCGGCGTTATCACGATGAAAGGAACAGAGATAGTGCTGGATGCTCCTGTGAGAACCACCGCAACGGTGCAGGCGGCTTTGGATATCACCGACAACACCTCATCAGGAAACAGCCAGACAATGGCCTCTATGCGCGTTATTTACAACGGGCACACCCATCACGAGAACGGCCAGGGTTCAAACACCAACGAGCCTAATCAGCAGGTTTAATATGAAAACACTTTTTGTTCACCCTGACACATGGGATTTAACTCTCGACGTGTCGGGGAATATTGCCGTGGCTTCCGATCAGTACGCGATAGCGCAATCCGTCGCGAACAAGTGTCGGGTGTTCATGAAAGACCTGTACTACGCGCAGGAGGACGGCATTCCGTACCTTGAGGAAATATTAGGGCGCAACAGGTTCTCATTGTCGCTGTACCGGCAGTATCTTCAGGACGCAGCTCTTTTGGTGCCGGGGGTGGTTACCGCAAAGGTCGAACTCAGCACGGCAAACGACAGAGTTGTACGCGGCCGCATTTTATTCACTGACACCAACGGGAGAGAGGGGGTATTAGAATTATGATCCCACCGGTTGAGATAACCCCGAAGGGGATACTTGCACCCACCACACAAGAAGTCACCGCCGGTTTGTGGCAGCTTATGCGCGGGTGCTTTGGCGATAATATCAACACTGATGCAGATACACCGCAGGGGCAGTTGGTTACCACACTGACCGCCATCATTACCGATGAACGAAACTTCATGATCGGGTTACTGAACAGCTTCGACCCACGCTATGCATCCGGCACCATGCAGGATGCTATCGGCTATATCTACTTTTTACAGAGAAAGCAGGCGACGCGCTCAGTCGCTGAATTAACCTTTACCGGCCTGTCCGGAATGACGGTTCCCGCCGGTTTTGAAGTGCAGGATGAGCAGGGCCGGACATGGTTCACGAATGCTGAGGACACTATAAAAAGTACCGGCACCGTGACGGTTAATGCCAGTTGTGCCGATGCCGGAAGCAATGACGCTCCCGCAGGGACAATCAACCGGATCATCCGCAACATTACCGGTGTTGATTCGGTGACCAATGAAAAAGCAGCCATTCCCGGCCGCAACGCAGAGTCCCGCCAGGAGTTTGAATTCCGCAGACAGCAATCTGTGGCGATTAACGGCAAAAATACCAATCAGGCTACGTACGGCGCAGTGTCCAATATTAAAGATGTTATTGACTGTTACGTTATTGATAACCCGACAGATGAAACGGTAACGGTGGGGAAAACAAATTATCCGCTCATCCGAAATTCAATCGCGGTCTCTGTCGTCGGTGGTGATGACGATGAAATAGCAAAGATGATCCTGACTAAAGCCGGTTCCGGGTGCTCATTTGTCGGTAACACCGAAGTGACATATGAGGATAAAGAAAACTTCCCGTACATGCCGCCGACATACAAGGTTAAGTTCATCAGGCCTGAGCATATCCCGGTAGAGTTTGTGGTGACCTTTGAGGATAAGCTGCTGCTGACCTATCAGGAGAAGGAGGCGGTTAAATCAGCCATTCTGGAAGAGTTCAAATCAGGGCGCGGTAAAGGACAGATAGCGCGTCGGCTTATCGCCAGCGATTATATCTGCACTGTGGCTCAGTCTGCGGCAAACCGTCTGTTGTCGGTTCAGGTGAGCAGGAAAGACGTTCAGATTGGCAATTATGTTGATTTCGGTATTGATGAGTTTCCTGTGCTATCGCCGGACGATATAAGGATAGAGTGATGATTGACATCAGAGAAACATTGCTCAGTCAGTATGCCAACTCCCCCGTCATTACCACCATCCTTAAAAAAACCAACGAAGCCATAGACCCGAGGAACAGTGCGGATGAGTTCTATAATCTGGCTGTTAACGTTCTGACGGCTCAGGGTTTCGGTCTGGATATATGGGGAAGGATTGTTGGCATTGGCCGTGGTATATCGATACCTGATCCGGACGCTGATTATTTCGGGTTTGACGGGACTGAAAAATATCTGCCATTCAACCAGGCTCCGTTTTTTGGTGATATCAACGGCCAGGCATCATATCAGATGGATGATGAGACCTATCGCGAGGTCATCATGATGAAAGCATACGCGAATATATTGTGCGCCACAGCCCCGAATATTAATTCATTTTTGAAAGATTCATTTACCCGTGGCCGCGCGTATTACCTCATCACCGGACACATGACAGCGAGATATGTATTTGAATACCGGTTATCAGAATTAGAGAAAAACCTCATCTACAACCACAATATTTTACCTCGCCCGAGTGGTGTTGAAATAAGCATCAATGAATTGCCGGTCAATGAATATTTCGGGTTCTACAAAACCGGATTCCAGCCTTTCAGTCAGGCTCCTTTCATGAAATAGGTACCAAATGAAAAACCCCAAATTAATAGTGAAGCCTTTCGCAAAGAACGGGCAGAAAAACGTTATCCCTGAAAACTACGAAACCAGCATGGAAAGCAACCAGGCAACATGGGATCAGGGCTTCGGTCAGATTACTATGCTTCCTGTTGCTGCCGGAGGGTTGCCGCCAAAAGGTCAGGATTTTAACGGCATTTTTAACCAGATCTCCGAGAATATCGTTTATCTCTCTCAGGGTGGCCGGTTTAAATTTTCAGCGGAGTACGCGGAAGCAATCGGCGGATATCCGAAAGGCGCAATCCTGCAGTCAGATGATGAGAAAAAAGAATACCTGAGCCTGATTGATAACAACAAAGTCGACTTTAATACAGTGACTGATATCAGCGCATCATGGAAACTTGTCAACACCGACGACCTGTTGTCTCAGATAGCCAGCAAACAGCCAAAAGGTGATTACGCAACTAAGACTGAACTTAACAGCGGACTGGCTGGCAAGCAGCCGGTGGGTGATTACGCTACAAAAGAAGACGTTGATAAGAAACTGGACAAATCGAAGGTAACTAACTCGCTGATTAACAGCAGAGAACTTGTTCCGACTACTGCACTATTGATTGATAATCTGGCACTGAAACAGCCCGCTGGGGATTATCAGGAAGCAGGATACAGCTACTCAAAAACAGAGTCTGATAATAAGTATCAGCCTAAAGGTGATTACGCGCGTGCGGCTGACCTGAACAGTCTGATATCTGTCGGTGATTTTATGTTTACGTCAAACAGCGAAGGCAGTATTACGCCGCCGTGGTATTCAGTTAACGGTGACCGGTACGGGATAGAAACACCGGTGGGCAAAGTTTTAAAAGCACAGTCTGCAGAATGGAAACGCGCCTGGAATGTAGTGGAAACAGCAGAAACCATAACGCTGCCTGCTTTATTGCAACCGGACGGAAGAATGCCGTTTTTACGCCCCGTTAACGGAACCAGCCGGAAACCGGGATCGGTGATGGGGGATACTATCCGTAACTTTACCGGTGAATTAGGTTATGAAGCCAACTACGGCCTGACAACCGGCGAACGTGATGTGAGTGGAGTGTTCCGTGCTTATGGTGCATCCAAAGGCTCATTTACGGGTGGTGGCGGCGGCAGAAGTCTCAACATTATGTTTGACCCGTCAACAGTTGTTCCGACCGGGCCGGAGAATAAGCCACTTGATGTAGGGGCGGTATTGAAAGTGTATCTCGGAGTTAAACCATGATAAAAGAAATCAATTATTACTATAACGCAAGTCATCCGTTACGGCCTCTCATCGGTCAGAGCTATGCAAACGAGGGGTCACTGCCGCCGCTGAATGCACTGCGTATCGCTCCTGATATTAAAGAAGGTTTTTGTCCGTGCGAGAAAGATGGTGCATGGATTAATATCCCGGATTATCGCGGTGTGACAGCCTGGGACAAAGAGACGGCGCGGGCGGTAATTATTGATGATGTGGGCGAGTTGCCTGACACTCTCACCACTATTGCGCCTGATGTGGATTGCCCGAAGTGGAACGGCAAAAAGTGGGTAACGGATAAAACAGCAAAAAAAGAAAGTGATATCGCGGCAGCTGAGGCGAAAAAACAGGGATTACTAGCAGAGGCTACCGTTATCATTGACCCGCTTCAGGATGCTGTAGAGTTGGAGATGGCAACTCCGGA